CATTACTCCTTGGTTTTACCCGGTGGCGGCATTTTAAATAGGCGGCCCTAAACGTAATAGCGTACTACACTTGGCACTTAACCCCGAGTGCCATGGATACCAACACAGCATCAACTGGCTCTCCGTATCGAAAGACTCGTAGAGGGACAGTAGGCGGACGGAATAGGAGGCGAAGCAATGAATCATTCACAATATTGGATAATGAAACTGCCAAGCTAGAATTCCCAGAGGTCTGGCCGGATGTTGAGGAGCGGCTACTTGGACACCTGCGTAGTTTTACACATGGTTCAACTAGAACTCCAGATACAGCCGCATCTTTGATGCAAAAGGCGATGGCATTCCTAAAACAACATGAGGAGCACTTGGGACCATATCAACACCCTCGAGCTATGGCATCCATTGCCGGGCACTGCGTTAACAGAGCCATGATGGTGGGGGCCGTAGAGCAGGAATTGGTCCACCTCTATGGGGATCGTGGCGAGATGAAACGCATACGTGATTATAATGAAGCGGTTACAAGTATGTGTGCCCCGAGAGAAGGGGTTGGCTGGGCTTGGTGGGCGACGGCGGGCCTGGCTATGGGTGTTGGAGCACTCGCCATGTTAGGTGACCGGCGTGTTGCGGGATTAACTTTACTGACGGCGTCTGCGGCTGCTACCAGCTGGCTCACTTGGAGGCAACACAAGCCCACAATTGCGTCCAACTGGCAGAAGGCGTGGAGGCTGCCATGAGCCCGCCCCGTCCGAACACCCGCGGTGTGCGCTTTCCCTAAAATTATCAAGGATGTTGCGGCAGGCAACGGGTGTCCAGTGGTGCGAGGGACGCGGGCTCATTTGTCGAAACGTCATCTCATACGTATTGTTCCTCCGGTACCTGGGTTGTGGAATTGTTACGTCCATAGCGACTGTGTGTGTAATGAGTTGGTGTCAGCACACAATCGAGTGGTCGGAGCGGTTCCACTCCCATCCGGGGATGGTTTATTATTATTAAAGCAGCAGGCCAAGAGAGTTAGGCAAAAGCTTGGAGTGGGGCACGAGTTGCAGTTGGATGAGGTGGTTAATACTTTTAAGGGGGCTAGGGCTCGCTTGTATAAGCAGGCACGTGAATCTTTAAAATCTAAGCCGCTTCACCAGGGCGATGCTCGAATACAAGCTTTTGTTAAAGCTGAGAAAACGAACCCTAAGGCCAAGGTAAATCCAG